TTTATAACTTTTTCTGGCAAATATCTTTCACCTGTTTTAGATGATGGCTTACCTGACTTTGTTCTCCACTTTTGTTTACCCCACTTCTTGAGGCTTCTTTGTGGACTTTTCAAGGCCATTACTTATAACCCCCACCAGCAGCTTTATATTTTTTTGCCAACAACTGTGCCTTTCTTACAATACCCCCTCAACTCTAGAGCCGAGGGGTAATCAAGCAGACCATTTACCAGCAGCAGTTCCTTGAACTGAACTAGATTTGATCTGATTGAATAGCCTCTTTCTTAGTGTTGGTTTTGTGTAATTACCAGATTTATTTACTGTGCTTTTTTTTGCCATTATTTTTTCTTCTTCTTTTTACTAAGTTTTTTGAAGTCAGCAGCATCTATCTTTTTTGGATTACCTGCAATTCTAGCAATCTTCATCTGTTTTTTTGATAGTTTTCTAGGCATTACTTCTTTTTCTTTTTTGTTTTCTTAGCCTTAGTAAGCATAGGATTTTTCTTACCATTTACTTTTTTAGCTGTTTTTTTCATTCCACGCATATCTATTCTCCTTTGTAAATTGTGTCGATGTTCGACTGTTTCTTTGTAGTAGTCTGCTTCCCAATACTTGTAGTAACCTACTTTTTTTAGTTTTTGAGAAGCGTTTTCTAGGTCTTGATATCTTTGTATCAACACCATTAGAAAATTATTGTCTGTGTCAAAACCATGATCGTAAAGAAAGTCTATATTTTCTTCTCCAGTTTCAGGGTGTGATGCCATTAGGTAAACATCTTTTGGCATATATACAAAATTTAAGGCTTCAACATTAGAGTCTAATTCTGTTGCTGTTATCGATAAATCAGAACAACCTATAATAGCTATTCTATATTTAGTTCTTTTTAATTTATTTGCCCAATCTACTACAGTTGGTAGTAATAGTTTTGCTTCGTGTACTTCTTCTATTTTAAATTGTTTATTGTTCCTGCATCCACGAGCATAAGGACACACAGCGAAGTTACCTAAATGCTTATTTGGTTTCTCAATAACAGTCTTTGACCATAGACTGATATCTTCTTTAATTGATCTCAAATTACTTTTTCTTTTTGTTTCTTTCAGATATAGCTTTTGCTTTGCGTTTAGCATCTGCTGAACTTGAAGCTCCCCATTTGCGTAAACTCAGTAACTTACGACTTGGAACTTTCTTGCCATCTTTTATTACATAATCTGGGCCCTTACTTGCACCCATTCTTGCTAGGAAACTTGCTCGTCTAGGATTATCGCCTGACTTAACAGGTGGTTTTAAATTTAATCCTTCTTTTTTTTTAAAATATGCTCTACCTTTTGCAGATAGACCACCTTTAGGGTTCTTGTGTTCTTTTCTCATGTGCAATACCTTTTGAGTCGAATTCTACTTTTTCTTGTTTTTCTAACTGTTCTGCAAGAGATTGATCTTGTGATGAAGCATAATCAGCTTTAACTTTTTGAAATGCAATTACATCATCAACAGTTATGTTACGCTTCTCTTCTCTTAATATAGCGTTTTTTTCATGTGCTATTTCTAATCTATCTTGGTAAAACTTTTCTCTAAGTTTAAGTTCTTCGTTTTCTTTTTTAACTTCTCTAAGTTCTTTTTTAGTTTTTCTTAACTGTGACTCTACTTCCTTTAGAGTACTCATTTCTTTAATAGACCTTTTATACCTGGTGCAACTCTCACTCCTAGACTAACAGAGCACGCTAGATACAATAGATGGGTGTAGTATTCAGGTAAAGTTTCAAGAACCTCAAAACCTTCTCGTATATGTGGTCTTAAAGGCCCAATAAAAACACAGATTGCTGGTATCATCAAAGCTAAAAGTACAAACTCATCTTTCCAGCTTCCTTTCATCTGTTCTACTGCACTTTGTTCCCACTTTATTTTACCAGTTGCAATATCTTCTAATCTTTTTTTCTCAGCTTTTATCTCAGCTATTTTTGTTTCACTTTTAATTTTTTTAGTTTCAACAAAACCTTTTACTGCATCACCAGCTACACCAATTAAGGGTTTTAATAACATTGTCCACATACTAAGCCTCCTCTATTAGTTTAACCATTGGTTCATATCTTGAGGTAAGTGTTCTATACAAACGACTATCTCTTAACTGATTTGCCATTTCTAAGAAGTCTGCATCTTGCATAGCTTGACGCATTTTTACAAATTGGAATAATTTAGGCTCACCAATATTGTAAGCAATCTCTATAACACAATCCTTAATAACTTTTGGAACTTCACAATCACCGATATATCGTTCTGCTGCATGAAGATAGACAAGGAAGTCTTTTTCAAATTGTTGTTCTAATACTTCTTTTGAATATTCAACTCCTGGTTCATAAGAATCACCATCTACACACTTATGACCATATCCGATAGTCATAAAATCCTCCTTAATGGTCTCTCCATTAGGGCCCTTATATTTTAAAAAGTAACCAGTTGCAGAGTACCCTTCACTTTTCTTAATCTTTTCTTTTACTTCTTCGTACATTCGATTAACTTCTCCAAATACCACTTAGCTTTTTCTAAATCTTCAAGACCATTTTTTTGTTTATGTCTCACAACATATTTGATTATGTTGCCTTGAAAATAATCTAAGTTAAATTCACTAATAAAATCTGAGACTTGAATCTTTGTAGCGATATAATAATCAGGATTTATTTTATCGTTTACATTGTCTCTTTTAGTCCATCTATCTGTCATATTTTACCATTCCACCCACCATTATTTTCTAATGTCATTGGTATTAGTTGAGGAATACCATTAAGAATAACAGCACAACCTAAAGTTGGTCTGCGTATATTAACTCTTGAGTATGCAAAAGCTAAAGAATGCTTATCTATTAAACAACCTATAGTCATACCCCACCTTAATCTTTCAGGTGAGTTCCAGTAACCTAGTTTGAAATCTGTATGATAATGTCCTTGTATAAAATTATATCCTATGGACATAGATGATTTAACAGGATCTTTATTCATATTATGGCAAAAATAATATTCACCATATTTATCTTTCAGAATTAGTTTATCGTGCCAACGCCAATTTCTATGATCGACACCTAAGACTTCAGCGTAATCTTTGATTGCTTGTTTTGGAAAACCATGATGTTTTCTTTTTCTATATACTAAAGAGCCATGATTACTATGTAGTAGATCCATTCTTGGAAATAACTTTTCTAGTTTTTTTATTTTATATTGTGCTAATTCTAGCTCTTTTGTAGCACTCGGTAAGTCAGGATCAGAGTCATGGAATGACAAAGCTGAGTAATCAACTTCATCGCCTATGCAAACGACTCTTGAAAATTTATATTTTTTACTTATGGCTTTTAAAAAGTGATAGCTATGACGATGACTAAAAGGCTCATGCAAATCACTCACGCAGAGGATATTCGACATTAATAACCTCCTTTATATATCTGGGCTTATCTTTGTCGTACAAAAAGTAGTGACATACACATTTGGTCTGTCAGTTAAATATGTGGCTAATTGTTGAGAAGCTAATCTACACTCCTCTACTGTGTCGTAGGATTTGTCATAAACAACTTCTTGAACACAGGTCTTGTCTAAGGGTAGGGTTGGATTTTGAATACAAAGCCAAAAAATTAAAAACATTTTCATCTGTTGTTAACTAAATGTTTCTCAATCCATATAATTTTTTCTTTAATGACTGCTATGTCTTGCTGCATTTGTGAAATCGTATCTGCTTTTTTTTCAACAGCTTCTAATCTTTGACTCCAAGTACCCCAGGTAATTAACATAGAAGCAATAATAACTATGTAAGGTGCTATAGTTTTCATATCAATATTCATAGTTTTCTTAAACTCCTAATAAATTTTTCACCTTGTATTGTTTCAATATCAGCTTCAACTTTTGCACATGATATTTGAACTGAGTCAGACATATTTCTCTGCATTATTCTTTTTTTTTCTAAACAATCACCAACGCCATCTGTGATAGTGTGTTCAATCATCTCTCCTTGTGAAAACAATAATAATGCTATAATGACTTTAGTGACCATTCTGTCGTACCAAGTCTTTTAGTTCTTCTATATCTTCTAACGCTTTTTCCATGTCGGTCTGTAACCTTTTTATGTTTACCTTATTGTGAGACATATTTTCTAAGTCCTCACCCATGCTTTCTACTTGGCCTGAAACAAACTCAAGCAGCATGAATTGCTCTTGATCTATAGGAGTTTGATCTGCGTTCTTTACGAGATCAGCTTCAAATAGTGTTGCTCTTGTTTCTAGATTATTTATTCGTTCTTGAATTGAGAAGAAAGCCATCGTGCCTATTGCGATTGCACCACAAATAGCTATAAGGTTTCGCATCGGCATAGAAACCGATGTGTTATCAGATATTTTCATTTAACGACATAAACATTCGCCATTACAAAATTCACACATAATTAGCTCTTTGGATATTTGTCTTTAACTGCTTTGATTTTAGTTTTCCAACCATCGATACCATTGTGATAAATCTCATCTAGTTGATCGACTATCGCTGGGTATTCTGCTGCTCTTTTTCTCTGATACTCATTGTTGTCGTATTCAGTCTGTAACTCAGCTTTCTTTGCTGATACTTCTGCCCATGTAAAATCTTGTGTATCTTTAAAAATTGCAGTTCCATTTTCATCTGCACCAGAAACAAATTTTACATTAGCTTCGTACTCAGCTTGATTGCTAGGTTCACCTGACATTACAAACTCTGCATTAGCATCAAGAGCTTTTATTGCATCTACTATACTTGTCATTTTTTTTTCCTTTCTTAGTCTTTAAATTCTAATGCTGTTATTCTAGTATCTTTTTTTAAAAAGCTACCACCAACATCTTTTCTTTTATGCCTTATTCTTAGTGTAATACTACCACTTGAATAACTTTCAGTTTCGAGATCAATAACATGACCAACAGAATAAATACCCCCAATGACATTATTACTGCCACTAATGTATCTAACATAAAATCTTTGCCCATCTGTGCTTTCCCAATGCCCTG